ATGGATTTCAATGTTCGGCCCGAGGCCGAACTTCATTATCAGCTCTGGCGGGCGCAAAAATGAGTGGCTGGAGTGGACTGATGGAGGGCGGCATCATGGCCTGGCAGCCTTCGCGGTGGATGCGGAGGGCCTGGTGAGTAAGGAGCCTATCAAGGCCATCCCGAGAAGGAAGCCCAAAGCGGTCTCTGCCCGGCAATGGGGGCGGTGCTGAATGGCCGAAATTCCCGAGGTCTTCGATCAGCCCGGGGCGGCGTTCGTGCTTCTCCCCGAGGGGATCAAGTTTCCGCCCATTGAAAAAGGCTGGCAGGAGAAAGGCCATACCTTCCAGGAAGCGACCGCTCACAAGGGCAACGTGGGCATCCTGGCAGGCAATGGATTCATTGGCCTTGATCAAGACGATCCTGCAGCCTTCGAGGGGCTGGAGCTTCCCACCGCTACCAAATGGGAAACCAGGCCAGGACGGTTTGGCCTATGGCTCAGGGTATCTGATAATGCGGCTGAGGCCCTAGCAGGCATAGGAAAGAAGGCGGATCAGGCACAGCTCAAGCTTTTTAAGAATGGGCTGCCATGCGGTGAGGTAAAACTTCAGAGGACCTATCAGGTGATCCCTCCCAGCTGGAAGAAATTGGAGGACGGCACAAGGGCGGATTATTTGCTTCTGCAGGATGTACCGCCGGCTGAGATCCACCTGGTAAAGCTTCTGGCAGATCTTCGGGCGCTTGGAATCACTTTCACCTCGAAGCTGGAGAGCAACGCTAAGAAGCTGGAAGATATGGGCAAGAAGGCCCACCAGAGGCGCGCGGAGAGCGACGACGCCCGGAGCCGGAGGTATGCCTTAGCGGCCCTAGACGGTGAGGTAAAGACCCTGGCGGGTACCCCAGAGGGCGGGCGGAACCTTCAGCTCAATAAATCTTCCTTCTCATTGGGCCAATTCGTTGTGGCCGGCTTGCTGTCGGAGGCTGAGGTTATCAGTGCTCTATCCAAGGCGGCCCATTATGCCGGGCTGGATGATGAGGAGATCGAGCGGACCATCCGAAGCGGGCTGGAGGCCGGGGCGAAGCATCCAAGAGAGATCCCGGAGCAGAAGAGGGCGAAGGCCGAGGAGCCGAAAGGCCCAACGGTCCTAACCGCATTTCAGAAGCTATTTGACAATGAGGACAAGATCATTGGGGAATGCTCTTGGAACTGGAGACTGCACAAGCCACGAATCCAGCAGGTGCTAAAGAGCGGCTACCTGACGCAGAAGGGCGAAGCGAAAGCCCATAAGTTCCTTAAGCAGTTTAAACAACCTTTGGAAGAATTGGGGATTGATTATGATAATTTGCATCCTCTTTTATTAAAGCCAAAGGATAATAAAGAGGAGTTCCCCGAGGAGATCAAGGCGAAAGCGCTTGAGGTTCTCAGGAACGGCAACCCGGTGCAGTATGTGGCGGATTCTTGCGGGCGGGTGGCACTTGGAGCAGAGGCGGCTATCAAGAAGCTGGAGAGCTGTATATCCGTGCAGAATATTCGCCAAAGTTCGGGGCTGCACCCAAAGCTCACCGGCACCTCATCGGGGGGGAAGACTTGGACATTGTACGTGTTCGCTAACCACCTGCCAAAAGAAGCGGTCATTAAGGGCTCAATGTCTGCGAAAAGCGGATTCTACCACAAAGACGGCAATAGAGTGCTCCGGCTGCTCGATGATTATCAGGCGGGCAACGAGGATCTAGATACAACGATCAAGCAGACAACTTCAGAATTTCATGAACCATATACGCATAGGACCGTGATTAAGCAGATGGCGGCGAACCTGGAGATAGGATCAGAGCAGACATGGGCCATAACCTCAGTGAACAACGATCAGGATATACAGGTTCTTAATCGATCCATCCCGATTAATGTGGATGATTCGGTCGAATTGACGACGAAGGTCAATAACCGGACCGTGCAAAGGTACGGCATTGGCGAAGCGGCCAAACTGGTAGATGAGACGGTTCTAATATGCCGGGCAATGTTCCAAATCCTGAGGGATGAGGGATATATCGATGTCAGGATTCCGTTTTGGGAAAGGATCGAGTGGCTGGATACTTCGAACCGCCGGAACCCTTCGATCTTCATGGATTTGGTGATCGCCCATACTGCAATGTTCCGCTACCAGAGGGAGAAGGATGCGGAAGGCTATTACCTGGCAACCGAAGATGACTTTCAGGCAGCTAAGACGCTGTTCACAGACAAAGACGGCGAAGAGCTGGTTAAGAGGCTCTCCAAGAGGGAGAGAGAAGTTCTTGAGCTGATGGTGAAGAGGCCCGAGGGAGTGTCCAGGGGCGATATAAGCGAGTCCCTGGGGATCGCGCCACAACAGGTATCACAGATTTTAGGGGGGCGGGATGGACAGGGCGGTCTCCTGCAGAAGATTGCGATCAAGGAGACGAAGATCTCTGAGATGGTGAGAATAAACGAAGAGCAATCAAGGACAGTCCACAAGACCATCTACTCTTTGAAGGATTATGATCGATTCGCAGGATTCGATGGCGTAGTAAGGCTCAACCCAAAAACCGATAACAAGAGAAGTGGAAGTAGACGAAACATAGACGAAAGCATAGACGAAAGCATGCCAACCGATAGCAGGAAAGAAGAGGAAAGTAAAGAAAGTAAGAATAAGAATAAGATAGAAGAGAGAGAGGAAGAGAGAAGCGTTTCTTCTTTCAGTGATGTGGAAAGTACTCTTTCACACGAGGAAGCAAAAAACCGTTTCGTTGCTTTCGTCGAGGCGACTGATAGCGATAATAATGTTTCGTCTATGCTTTCGTCTTCTGTTTCCTCGTGTCTCACCCCGGAGCAGACCGCCCTACTGGAGAGGATCAAGGGAAGACTGGAGGCCATGAACTCCGAGGTAACTCCCTACAAACTAGCTGTTGGTATGAGGGGCAACGACCAGGATATAGGGGTGGAGAGGTGCAAGGCATGGCTGGAGGCCTCGGGATGACCGAGCCTGAAGCCCTCCACCAGCGCCGCCAGCTCCTTTTGGAGACGATCGGCCAGGCAGCAGACGAGATCAAGATGATTGATGAGCAACTGAAAAGGTATACGGAGACTGCAAAGATGATTGAAGAAGAGAGATCCATTCGAAGCGACGACCACCGATTTGACGGGCAAGATCCCGATGAGCAGGAGGAACGCGCATGATGCTCATTAAAAAAAGATCGGATGGCAAATTCAAGTGCGTTGAAGGCACCGACACCGGTGAGGCGTATGTGGTCTTGTGTGGCAAAACCGCATCCGGTGACATAGTGCCGGTGCTGGTCGATGATGACGGCAAGATCATCCTTTCGACATGAGGCGGCCATGGCAAAAGGCAAAGCCCGCACCCGAGGGGCCAGGATCGATATCATAAAATCAAACGAGCGCAGAGAGCGGCGACTTGCCAGGCGACAGTATGACCGGAGAGCATACGACGGATGCAAGGAGCAGGCGACACAATGACGGATGATGCGTTAACAAGCGTTAGGACTAACGGATACGATCCCAGGTGTAAATCCTGCAATAATCCGAACCACGAAGAATATGATAAAGATTATTTTAGTGGAAAGATAAATAAATCGGAATACGCACGGCTTGTAGGCTGCAGCATCCCAAGTGTAACACGGCACATAGAGAACCATGTACCCAAAGACCTCGTGGTTGCCACAGAAGCGCAGGCAGTGACCAAAGCAGATGATTTACTCTCTCAGATCAGCTATTATGAGACAGAAGCGAGACGATACAAGGAGATGGCTGAGGCAGATGGAAATATCGAGCTGGCCTTAAAATCAGTGGACCGAGCTCTAAAGTGCGTTGAGCTTTACGCCAAAGTGAGAGGCATCATCAATGATCAGCCGCAGGTAAACATCCTGATCGCTCACCCGGAATGGATCGCCCTGAGGACAACGATCATAAGAGCCCTGAACCCCTTCCCGGAAGCAAGGGAGGCCCTCATTCATGCTCTGCCATGATCTGAAGGCGGCGCTAGATCCTGCCACCTGGGCGGCAAAGAGGCTGGGCTTCGACCCCGACCCATGGCAGGCTGAGGTCCTACGGAGCGATTCAAAACGCATGCTCCTCAATTGTTCGCGCCAGGCGGGAAAGTCCACCATCACATCCGCCCTGGCCCTGCACACGGCTGTCTATTATCCGGGGAGCTTGACGCTATGCCTATCCCCAACACTCCGCCAGAGTGCAGAGCTGTTCAGAAACGTGAAGCAGTTTTTCAGCGCTGACCCTTTACCGGCGACATCTGAAAGCGTCCTGAAGCTAGAGCTGGAAAACGGGTCCCGCATAGTAAGCTTGCCAGGCAAGGAGTCGAATGTCCGAGGATATGCGGGTGTCACTCTCATGATTGTGGATGAGGCCAGCAGGGTCCCAGATGACCTCTATCATTCGGTGCGGCCAATGCTCGCAGTCTCCGATGGCAGGCTGATCGCGCTCTCAACTCCCTTCGGTACCCGGGGATGGTGGTACGAGGCATGGGTAGGTCCCGAGCCCTGGCAGAGATGGGAAATCCCGGCGTCCAAGTGCCCGAGAATCAGCCCGGAGTTCCTGGCAGAAGAGCGGCGGGTCCTGGGCAGCTACTGGTATCAGCAAGAATATGAATGCAGCTTCTTGGACTCACAGACCCAGGTATTTAAAAGAGAGGATGTAGAAGCAATGTTTAACGAACCTGTGGAGGTTTGGGACATATGAACGAGCTTAGAATTGGAATTGATATCGGCAAACGCCATGATCCATCTGCGATCATGGTTGTGATCACGGAATTTAGGGAAGTTGACGGTAAAAAGGTAGCACATTACAACGTTCCTCTTCCTAAACGTTTGGAGCTGGACACACCATATCCAGCGCAGGTGGAGGAGCTTGCACGAATCTGCCGAGGGGCAGTGAAGCGCTTTAACGAATCCAAGCGAAGCAGCTTTATGAAGCAGCCACGCATTTTTGTGGATGTAACGGGGGTAGGAGATGCTGTTGTAGACTTGCTAGCCCCCGAACTCAAGAACGTGGGCATCCTGCATCCCTGCAGGTTTGTTGCGGGTGATAGGCTCTCAGAAGGCAAGAATGCCCGGGAGTATGTAATTGGAAAGTCGCATTTCGTAAGTCGTCTGCAGGTGCTCTCAGAGTCGAGAGTGGTGCATCTGCCTCAGAACTATCCTGAAGCTGAGCAGCTTGCAAAAGAGATGTTAGATTTCGATATAGATGTTGACGAAACCAGCGGCAAGGCGACTTATGGCGCAATCAGGCCGGGGACTCACGATGACATGGTCTGTGCCCTTGGTCTGGCATGTCTGCTGGATCCCGAGCAGCCCATTGGCAAGCTCACATTCACCGGAGGCAAACGAGTGCCCCCTTGGAAGCAATCAGGCAGCGGACCAGGCGGCCAGAACTGGCTCGCAGATGCAGCCCGGCATCACGGTGGCAGCGCCACGATTGTGGGCGGCGTGAATCACAGATAATGATGATCAATTAACTATATAAAAAGGTGTATATACATGAGTGAATTGCAGAGATTTTATAAAGCACTTGATGCGCTTGCAGGTAACGAGAGAATACAGAAATCCGCATACGATA